CACTTCCTCCGTTGAACCTTCACTCTGAAAGCTCTCGGTTTTCGCGGAAGTGTCATCGACCTCTTCTGATTCCTTCGAGGTATCTTCTTGTACGCTCTCTTCGACAGCTTGTTCGATCTCTTGTTCCAGCGTGGGTTCGTCTGGCATCTTTTCTTCCTGTGGGTTTAGGAAAAGGCGTACTTAACTGGCTTCGTGGTAAACTTCCAGCGGCCATCCTTCTGCGAATAATGAATTGGTCTTCCTCTCCATTTCATATCACCAGGAATACCCTCCCTTTCTTCATTGAGAATTCTGTCCATGGTTTCGTCCATCAGGAGAGGCTTGATTCCACTTTTGATGATAGCAAGTCTTGCATTTATTCTCTCTTCGTCAGAAGGAGCTTCGTCTAGCATTTTTCCTCCTGTAGGTTGTCGCATCTTGAACAGCGCTTCGTCTGAGTCTCAGTCAATTGAACGCATTTCTATCGTACATCCCCCTGGCCTTCAACGCTTTCTTCCGGTGAGCGGCTGAAGTGTAAATAGGGTCTCCACCAGCGGTGACTTCCGTGGTTACTCCATTCCCTCGCAGGTGATCCCGAAGGTCCTGAGCTTGATCTGGATGGACCCCGCTCGCAAAACACGGGTCCATCGGCCAGGTATTATTTGGCTGCCTGGTGCGATTCTCGCTACCAACGACCGACACATGCATCCCTGCGACTTCTGCCTGACGGTAGCGAGTTGCAATTTCTCCAGGTACAACACTCACACCGATCATGGTGGGCTCAATAAAAATTTCATCAGGAGCTTCTCCTGCGGGGAAATCTTTATCGAAAATCTCACCATTTGATGCTCTGTAGCAGTATGTGGGCACTACTTTACTTTCTTTACGGTCCCGTGGCAGTCTACCTCAGGTTCACCATCATTTATGCATTATACCATGGGCTTATTCGTGAATCAAGAGGAAGGCCGTCCAATTGAGGCGGCCTCACTCGCTTGCGGTTTACCCCCGAGTAGCGCTTGCTGAAGGATCTGACTCTTCCCTTGGTCGCTGGCCCCAGGGCGATTTACTCGCACATTTGTCCGAGTTGTATTGGATGGCATGGATTTTGTCGTCTCCTTATTTCCAACCTCATCCGTGGAGAACCCATCGGCGAATTGGATTATCTCTGCGATCTCGGGAACATCAGCATATTTCGCTACGGTTTCAAGAACCGACTTCGCATTAAGCTGTCCGCCGGATCGCTCGATGAATGGCAGCATCGGAATAACCCACTGCTGCCAAACTAGACTAAGCTTCTGGAGTTTCGCCTGCGGGGAATCATCCTGCAAGCTGAATACATCAATGTCGAGATCATACGCATCGAAGTCTCCCTTTCGTGAATTGCGATTCCACGGAACGACCAGCTTGATATCTGTTCCCGGAATCGGTCGTTCGAGTTCGCGAGTCCTGAAGAGATCGTGCCACTCATAGTAAGCGAGAGCACGAAAAAGATCTCTCGTGAAATCGATTACCTCGGACGACATATCCTTGAGTTGCGCGCTTGACGCAGCACTGATAAGCTTGTCTTGACCGACTGTATCGCTCTGCACGCCCAGACCACCAAGGGAATCTAGATTGCCAGCGAAATAACTGAAGATATCTTTAATGTTAATGAAAAACGCCAGCGCCGTCTGATCGATACCACCGGCTGTAAGCTTTTCAGGCTTCTGGCCCTTGTATCTGATGCCGTCCCCGTCGCGACCCTCTTTATAATTCTTCACCCCCTCATCATCGCCACCGGGAAACCCGAGAACTGTTTTTTGGGAGTCCGCTTGATGCCCAAGCTTACGATAGAGTGAGTTGCCTAACTCGTGAAGATCACGCCAAATCGATGCAGGAGCAACGGGACGAAGGTTCCCTGGAACTCTATCGAAACTCAAGACGTGATACGGCCCTAGTTCCGGGCCAACCCATTCAGATTCCTTCAGAATCTTTTCATCCTCTACTGCGTACGTCACGAAGACATTGTCATCCGGCAAGTATACGTCGCGGAGAAGCTTTTTTTCCTTGTAGAGCTGAGCTTGCTCATCCTGGGAAACCGACTCCGCCCTCTCTTCGCCGGCTCGGCCAATGACGGTATACTGATCTGAAGTAAGGCCGTTGATTCGCCTCTTATCAAAGAAGCCGCCCTCCATGATCTCCTCATAGTTCATCCAATATCTATTTCCAATGTACTGGAGCTGTTGAAGACTATTCGCGGCCATATCAATGGTGAGATCATCGAGCGTAACCACATCAACAAAAGGAGATCCCACGCGGCGCCCAAGAAGTTCTCCGCTGTCAGACAATCCGATCTTCGCTATACCAAAAGAAAAAAGCGCCTCAAGGATCAGATCCTTTAGTGTGCTTTGCAGTTTGATCTCTTTCGGGATCTCGTTGACTGCAATTTCTAAGTTCGCAGCAGTAGATTTAAGTTCGTCTCTCTTCGTGGTTATGAGTACATTTGGAGCCTTTGCCGCAAGCAGGCGAGCATAGATACCTATAGCCATCTTCAGGAACGGAACAGGGACACGCTTAGGACTGGAGTCCTCTGAGTAATGGAATCCAGTGTACTGCCGAATTGACTCAATTCTTTTGAGTCTGGGATATTCAAGTTGACGTTCGCTCCACTCAATAGAAGATCGAAGTCTCTCGAAGTCTTTACTGTTTAATATGTTAATCGGGGGCGCCATTTTCTTCTTTCTGATTGCTACCAACCGTCCGCTGTAGAGAGTTCTCTGTCGTGTTGCTGTTCTTGCAGCTTGCGCTGTTGTATTCTCCAAGCAAGACATCCCGGCGGAACTTCCTGTTCATCACCTATTACGGTAGATTTGAATTCCGTCATGCCACGCCAGGCTAAAGCATCAGCGATAACGCGATCGCCGTGATTGTCTCTTGCCCCGGTGGGATCTTTATTTTTGCTGCCTTCTCTAGAATGTTCCACTCCACCCAGTGAATTATACACGTACTCAAGACATTCGTCAAGGGCGACATCTGAGAAATTGAAAATCTTCTGCCTTTCTACGGCCAAACGATACTCACCCAAGAGCACTAATTTCGTTTCCTTAGAGCTGGCCCAGCCCGGTGTTAAGGTCTCTTTCTTGGAAATTGTCTCTTCTTTTTTACGATAATAGATATTCCCGTAGTTGGATTCCATCACCCGAGCGCCAAATTGCCGTCCGACACCATTGCTCTCCCAGATTAAATGAGCGTTGTGAAGCCAGATAGCGAGAGCTACCATCTGTTTAGCAAACTCCTCCGGTCTGATATAAGGGTTCGCATACTCTGCTACTTTTTCGTTCGTTGTCCTATTGTAAGCACAGCCTGTAGAAATAGAACTACCGACACCGGCAGAAACATCACAACCAAGGACGTATTTGAAGTCGTCGGTGATTCCTCTGCTTGAAGTGAGCTGACCCCATATTTTCAAGTGGCCGGTCGGGTCTTCTCTGAACTCCGACGGCTCCGAGGTTACTGAGTCATAGTCGAGCGATCCAATTAGATGGGGAGGGCGAGCAAACTTTGCTTTAGCTTCGGCGATTGCTTCACCCAAGAAGAATTGATGACCACTACCAAGGTAGTCAATCATGATCTCTTGGGCGATCTCTTGGTAAGTAGCGGCGCGCCTATCTTGCTCGTCTAACCACGGAGAACGGAAATCCCAGTTGCGATTCGGCCCAGGTTTAAGGACAGGCACGTAGCCCTCCGGATAGCCCTCTTCATCTAGTATGTTAAGCTTGCCTTGTTCACTGATCCGATAGAGACCTTTGGATTTTAGCGGATGATCTGTCCAGAAAAAACGAAGTCGACGTATGCTGGTTTGTAGAACCGTGTAGTAGGCGTTGTTAATGCCTTGAGGGGTGGAATTGAATAGTCGGGAATTCGTAGCGTCACGAGTTGCCGCCAGGACTTTATGTCCCTGAGATACAGCCGCGAATTCATCTAAGAGGATCGCTGTACGTCTGTCACCTCTTGCAACCTGATCTGTTGTGGCTTCTCCATCGACTACACTCCCATTCTCGGGGTTCTTGATGTGAAATTTCAAGCGGTGAATTTTCTTCACGAAGCCGGAGGGCATCAGCCAGAGCGGCAGATTTTTGTGAATGAAGTCAATTTTCCAGAATAGCGACTTAGGATTATCGGAAGCGTCCACGTACATCGCGTCTCGCGACACCATAAGGAATGACATCAGCTTACGAAAATGCCAAAGGTACTCAAATGCGACAACATTCAACCAGCTCGCCCCCATGTCACGAGACTTCTCGATCAGAAGGTCTTCCTTGCCTATTGCATCAAAAATCTCCAGAATACCCGCACGCTGAAATGGATATAGAATGAACGGCACTCGCGGGCTTTGACCGCCCTCAACGAGTCGCGAGTCATACGTCCAGATGAACCCGTTGATATAGAAAATCGGGTCCATCTCGCAAGCGTTACGTATAGTATTAGCGAAAGACGGATCTTCAAGCACTCGCTTGAAAACCCGTCTCCTCCATCTTAGATTGTCCGCCAGGTCAGTGGGGACGTGATGAGCGAACGGAGTCGATATTTTCAAAGGTCATGTCCGCCCAGGACAGGCTGGGGCTCCGGCGGCGGATTTGTTACGTCTAAGATTCTCACGTTGATGTCTGCACCGATATGCTGTTGAGACGTGACGCACGTCAGAAGATTATACTTCCCGAGCCATTCCGGTCCAAGCTCATCGGGCCACTCGATACTGAAGAGTTTTTTTTGCATTGTCAATTGTCCTTCGGTGTCTTTTTCAGGGTCTCGCGAATGACTGCTGGCGTCGGAACCAGAGCCGCAGGAGAGGTTCCCATCTTGACGTTCTCCAGGATGATCTTCTCGATGTCTTTTTCGGTCGGCCGGTCACACGTCAGATCGAACAACCACTGGACATTAATCTCATCTGCCCAGTCTAAGATGGACCGCGCCGGAACATACCAGTGAAACGAGTCGCCGCCACGTAACCCGAGCGTAATCATCCCTATAAACCGGCCATCGGATTTAAGGGCAAGGAGACCACCCGACGAGCCACCGAGGGCCGCGGTGTCCGTTTGGTCGAAGACACCGTGCTTAGAGCCACCACCAAAGCCGGGAATACGCACTCCTATCCGACTGACAATGCCCATGGTTAATGAACACGTTCCACCGGTATCCTTACCGCCAGGCGCACCGCAGTGATAAAGCTCCGTTCCGGCGACGGGGATCTCGCTGTCCAAGTAGAAGCGCGCGCCTACATCGCTGAATTCCCCGTCACGAATACGCATGAGGGCGATATCTCGGCTAGCATCGACGGAAACAATCTCCGCATCGAATTTAAGTTCTCCGACGATTCGTCCAGCAAGCACGCGCTCTTGAATGATCTGCGCATCTCGATAGCTGACACTCTTTTTCGTAGTTCCAGCTCGCGAGATGACATCGGACACTTCACGTTGTCCTTTAATGACGTGATATGCTGTGAGCACCCATGCAGAAGGTGCTCCATCGACCTCCGAAAGGAAGACTGTTCCGGAACCTTGGGCCCCACCGCTCCCGCCGTACTTACTAGGACAAAGGACATTAACGCTCACCTCTTGAAGGGCCGGGCCGACGGGGGCCTTATAGGCTGGAGCTGCCGCAACCGACGGCCCACAAAACACATACAAACCAAGGAAACACACAAACCAAAAAGAACACTTAGAACTCCTCATTAAACTCTCCTTTGAAAAGGGCGGGTAAAAGTTACTCTTCAGGGACTTCAGGAACTTCAGGAACAGGAACAGCAATAGGAATAGTATCCGCATTGCAGAGTTCCTCAACGCTATACGAGCTAGAATCTTCACCTGCAATGCTTTGCAACTTCGGTACTGCAATACGCAATGCGTCCCAGACATTCTCGGCTTTAACGTAAATATCATTCCGGTGATCTTTTACGCGGTAAAGTTTCATTCTACCTCCAGTGCTTCGAGTTGGGATTCAATTTCCTCAAGTAAGAACTGCGTCGATCTCTTTTTCGCTTTATCCTCGGCATCATCCTTCTCTTTTGTTTCGACCTGTGAAAACTTCGTCATGAAGTCTTTAGGATTTTCACATGCCAACTGATAGAGAAAGAAGGCTTTATCGTTCGGGCACGATGTCGGTCGATTTCCCGTGCGAAGTTTTTGACCGGCC